ACGACGCTGCTTCAACGGACTGAACACCGGACACGGTGAAGTAGAAGTCGCGACGGCCACCGAGCGATGCGTCGTAGAACGTGGTTACGTCTGCTGAAGCATCCTCCGACTGCATGACAACCGACGAAAAATCCGCCCAGTAGTCCGTGCCGTCAATGGAAAGCAAGAGAGCGTTTGCTTTGATACGAGTCGATGTTGCCATCGTGTTCTCCTTAGAGTTGAGTGTTTTGGTAAACGGTGATTGTGGTGGACAAGTAATCGGCACCGCTGATGTCAATCATTGACGGTGCGCCAACCGACGAAGCATAGAACCCGGTTGCGTCGCTGATTGCTTCAAGTGTTGAATCAGTCAGGTCGTCAAGTGCGGTGATCATGGTTTCGTTGGCCGCGTTAGCGACAATGAGTGTGACATCGAAGCCGACTCGGAATGAACCGAACGTGTCGCCAGAAACAACCCAGTCACCTGATGGGACAAGAATGCCCATTGGTGGTGTGGCACGTTCTGGGGTGAACGCAAACACACGCAAACCAGCATCTGTGAGAATGCTGGCTAACGCGGTCCGCGCTGCACCAATCATGCGATACCTTGACCAACCCAAGGGGTCAGAATCGGGTAGGCCGCAATCATCGGGTCACGCGCTACTCGCACCGCCGAACCGCCGTCAAGTGTCGCAAACTGTGCGATACCATTCGGGGCGGAACGGCGGTGGAATAGTTCCGATCCACATTCAATCTTTGCCCGGAGTAAAACCGTGGCCGGCACAGTTGCAGTACCCACAAACTTGGTGACGAGAACGACTGCCTCATCCCAACATGCTTCGACGAACGTCTCGTCGGAGTCAGGTGCCCCGACGTAAGACTGCAACTGTGCGGCGGTCATGGTTATTAGTCAGCGACCGTGGGGATGATCAGCGTGGGGTACTCATCCGCTACAGCCGTGTAGGTCGCCAAAGCGAACGTCGTGCTGAGGTTGGCGGCGTTGTCCTGCGACATGCGCATTGCGGCTGAAGTGAACTGACGGAGAGCCAGCGACGAAACAAATGCATCCTCGGTTCCGTTGGCGGCGAGCTGCGCGTCAACGATGATGGGGATGCCTGCGATGGTTCCGCGGAGACCGCCGGGGTTAGCCGAACCGAATGCACCAGCGTTTTCTTGCGAGAACGAGATGACCGGGGTTCCGTCAAGAGCCAAGAGGTTCTTGAACGTGGCCTTCCCAACGACGAGAGCGTCGATGGATGCACCCTGTGGCTGGAAGTACGTTGCGGCTGCGTCGGCAAGTGCGCCGGCCCATCCGTCGTAGGTTTCAGCCGAACGAGTAACAATGCGACCTGCGCCAGCCTGGTTGGAGACCGTCGCGGTGTACTTGTTGCGCAGTTCTGCAGCCAACTTGTTTCCGAGGGCGATTGCCTGTCCACGGAGAACCGAGTCGAGATACGGTACGGTGCTGCGTTCGATGGCCTGACGCGTGAGTTCGGATCGCGATCCAATGGTTTTGATGTCAACCGACTTGGTTTCGAGGTTCAGCTGGTAGTAGCCCAAGTCCTCGCCTTCGGGGTCCTGCTCGGCAGTTCCGTCGGTGATTGCGTCAACCTGTGCGAACGTGATTGCCATTCCGGTTGCTGGAGTAACACCACGACCGAAAACTGCACCGAGAGGGTTTGCACCCTCAACGAGGCGAATCAGGTCGAAGTCGATGGGGGTAACAACCGAATCTGCGGTAGTCGCACCCGAATAAACGCGGTCAAAAATCTTGACTGCGTTGTCGTCACCGTCAACGATGGCCTTCAAGAACTGACCAGCGGTGCGGTAAGTCGGGGCGGCTGCCTCGACCTTGGTGATGCCAGCAATTTCTCGCTCAAGCATCTGGATTGATTCGCGAACCTCGGCGAGGTCGGAATCGGTGGGGATGATTTCCTCCACAGTATCCTCCTTGGGATTTGCCGAGTCCGGAACTTCCGGGTCGGTGTCATTCTCGCGAACTTCAGTCACGGATGCGTCTGAATACCACGGGAACGAAACTAGCGACACCTCACGCACGAATGCGTCGGTGACAATTCGAGTGCGGTCGTCGTTGACCTTGGAATCGCGCATAACGAAACCAACCGAGAACTTATTGATGACACCATCCTCCAAAAGGGTGATGGCATCGAGTCCGCGTGACGTTTCGCTAATGGTTGCGCGAATCTCAAAACCCTCTGGCGTGTGACGGCCTTCGGTGATTTTGCCGATTGGTTCCTTCTGATCGTGCTGCCACATCAGTTTCGCTTCAGGGTCCAGAGTGACCGAGTCGCGCGCAAACATTTCACCGTTCTCCAACGTGTCGTAAGGTACGGCGATGCCAGCAACCTCACGCTTGTCTTTGTCGGTGACGCGAAATTCCATTTCACGGGTTTCAATTGACTGCACTAAAATCTCCTCCAAGAGTCGGCATGTCCTCGATGGCGCGAACCTCGTCGATTGTCATCCACCCGGAGGCAATGGCAATCTGGTGCGCTTGGTAACGTGTAAGAGTGTCGGAACGGAGTAGCGAGTCAACATTGATTTTGACCATTGTTCCGCGTGTCATCAGGTGGCTTAGTGCCGATTCGATTTCGACGATGTATTGCGAAAGCGTGTAGCGAACAAATCCCATTTGTTCTTGTTCCATATTCGAATACGTCATGGAATTTCCGTCAACCGACGCGAGAAGCATGTTTGCCGGAACACCAAACAACCGGGCAATCTGTTGCACGTTGAATGCCTGCGCCTCAAGGAACATCGCGTCGCGTGGGTTCAGGTACATTGGCTGATACGTCAAACCGTTACCGAGAACGGCCACACCGTTCTTAGCACCAGCGGTCAGGTTCCATGCATCCTTCGCAGCTGCGGCCTGATCGGGTGAAAGCATCTGGTCAGACTTCAACACACCGTTCGGGATACCCGAATCGGTAAACCACACCGAAGCGTAATCGCGTGTGTCGCGCGCGTTCAGCAGTTCTTTCTGCGCGGCCTGAATGGGCCCAAGGCCGTAGACATTGCCCGGTACACGCATCATCGCCAACTGCTGAATGTCACGGAGTTCGTAACGCGTAATGCCACGGTAAACGTAGTAAAGCGCCGTACCGTAGTCATCAGTCTGGATCATCATCTCGAATGGGTTCAGAACTTCGAGGTTGATAGTTTCGCCGCGACCGTTGCGACCAATAAGCCAGTAAGCGTTACCTGCGAGCGCCAGCGAGTTGATGGTTTGTTCCATCCACACTTCGCGTGTGACCTTGATGTCCGGTTGGCGGATAACCAAAGGGGTGGGGGTCACTTCGGCGTCGTCACGGTAGACGTGAATGCCCAACTGCTTCATCGCGGTAGCGATGATAGACACGGAGCGGTAGACGGAAGCCAACGAGAGAGCGTCGTTGGTTGTGACCCCCGAAGTCGCCGAACGCGGCGGTGGGATAATCCCTGAACTGCGTTCCTCGAATCCGGGCGCAAAAGACTGCGCGATATCAAAGCCGCGCGTTGGATTTAGAAAATCTAAGAATCCCATTGATACCAGTATGGTACCTTTTCTGCACTAGTGCAATAAGTAATTCAGGCGTGTCGTGGAGATGTTCGGAATCGAACCGAAGTCCGCCGCAATTCCCTTTCGGGTTTTACCGCGTCGAATAACCTATTCATCCCCTATTGGCATGAATCGCATTGCAAGAGATCCATCGGGTCCTGTGGTACTGCGTAGCCGTTTACGTTTTCATTTTCCATAAGAGAATCAGAATACCTGAAGCGGTTGTTCTCGCAAAGTATCCGCGCCGAACGTTGACAACAAAGTTGCCATGACTGCATCAATTTCGACGGCCGAGTCGCGCCGCGATACCCGAAAGCCTTCGCCGACCATTTTGCGCACCGTGCGCGGAATCTGAATCGACAACAAAGGGTCGCCACCATGCTGAAGCGTCTTACGCGCCAACCGCGCATAGAACAACGACGATGCGTTGACAACGTCAGCCAGCGTCGCAGTTTCTGCCGGGTAGCCACGGAGTTTCAGTTCTTTGTATAGATCGCGCAGCGTGTAACCGTCAACGATAATCGCGCGCGGTGAATGTGACATAAGTTGACCGCAAATGAAAATCAGTTGTTCAAGTGACGGCTTATTTATGCTGGCCACAAGTTCCGTGTAGATCACATCATCAACCTTGACCGATACCGCAATGCTTGCATGTTCCCAGTCGGGTGTCCGGTCAACCGCAAACACAAACTCACCCTGTGGCAGCTGCGCGCCAAACGGTCGTTCACACTTCTGCCACAATTCCGGCGGAATGAATGTCTTAGTGCCGGACTGAATAAACCTGTTCAGACGGTAACGGATAATGTCGTCTTTGGGCAGCGCGCGCACATCCGACAACAACAGTTTCGGATCTATACGGCCAGCCTGTAAGGCAGGGCTTGCTTCCATTAGTAGCGCAATAAGTTCGTCGTCATCCTCCGGCACAACCGATTCGGAAGCCTCCCAAATCCACGCGCCAAATCTGTCCAGTTCCCCAGCAATGGCTTTATCACAATTCTTGTAAAGACGATTTAGCAATTCGCTGTTTTCGTCGCCTGCTGTTGTGATGCCAATCAAAAGCGTATTTTTTCGAGCGCCAGTTCCAGATGATAAAGCATCCCAAACTTTAGCCTCGACCAAGTGGACTTCATCGACAATGCCAACCGACACCGGAATACCCTGCAACGTGTTCGCGTTCGCCGCCTTGATCTCATACCGCGAACCGTCAAGCGTCTTGATACCACGCGTCTCCGTCAACTTTGACATCCGACGCGACCACGCTGGATTCGACGCAATCACTCTTTGCAAACGGTCATAAACCAAACGTGCTTGTTCAGCAGTCGAAGCCACACCGACGTTATACGTTCCCGGTTCTCGCAAAATTGCCCACGCGGACAAACCGCCGACTATTTCCGATTTTCCCTGTTGTCTCGCCATGCTGATTACGACACTACGAAAACGCAGTTCGCCAGACGGCAACAACTCGGTAACGCGGCGCATCAACTCGACCTGCCAATCATCAAACTTGAAACCCGGAGTCGCAACCGACCAAGCCATCTCAATCGCTGGCAACAGTTTGTCAATCGACGACTCGAACGCATCTGTCAACGGTGGCGTGTAACGAGTCGGCGCAAACGTCATCGGATCATCAACGCTTCAAGTGCATCGGTGGGCGCACCATCCGGGGCAGAGTTCCGCAACATCCGCAAGCCCTGCAGATACGACGACGACTTCGCGGCCGTGTATTCGTCATCGAGCGATTTCGCAGTTGCCAAACACAACGCCACAATCGCAGCGTGTTCCGCCCCGATCCAACTAAGCGAATCAAGTGTCATCTCAAGGGCCTTGCTATTTGATGTTGGCATATCGCGCCACGATGCGTTAGTCATGCTTTTCCTTGTCTTTGTTTTGCGCCGATTCCCAAACCTTTTTCTTTGATATGCGCGGCAGGGGGA